TGATCTGGTGGCTATGGGCTTCGACATGGACGAGGTGTCCGATCTGGACAGTTCAACCGACAGCGACACAATCACCGAAAGCGAAGAGGAAGCCCGTCGCGGTTACAGCCTGGACGTGGACGAGGACGAGAACCCCATTGATCCTTCGATGAAGAAGGTCATGGTCACAGAAGCCTACATGCGGATCGACATCGACGGGACCGGCATCCCAACGCTTCATCGGGCCATCATGGGCGGAACGGCCTACAAGGTTCTGTCTGTCGAACCTTGCGACGAGATCCCCTATGCCATTTTCGAGGTGGACCCAGAGCCTCACACGATGCTGGGCCGGTCGGTTGCCGATCTGACGATGGATGACCAAGACACGGCCACGTCAATTCTGCGGGGCGTTCTGGACAATGTAGCGATGGTCAACAACCCTCGCATTGGCATTGTCAAAGGCAAGGTCGAAGTGGACGACGTTCTCAACAACGAGATCGGCGCAATCATCCGCCAAGATGCACCGGGCATGATGGAGGTTTATGCCGTCCCATTCACCGCCGGTCAGACGCTCGGCGCTCTGCAATACATGGACCAGCTTGTAGAGCAGAAGACAGGCGTCACCAGGGCCAGCATGGGCCTCGACCCTGATGCCATGCAGTCCACAGCCAAGGCGGCTGTCAGCGCCACCATACAGGCCGCTGCGGGGCAGATTGAGACGATGGCCCGGAACCTTTCGGAAGGCGGTATGCGCCGCCTGTTTGGCCTCCTGTTGCGCCTCACTGTCAAACACGCAGACGGCTCAAAGATGATGCGCCTCAACAGTGAGTTCCAGCCGGTCGATCCCCGTGTTTGGGATACATCAATGGATGTCTCGGTCAACGTGGGCCTCGGCACCGGACGTGAGGAAGAAAAGGCCGCGACATATCGGGAAATCTTGGGGATGCAGATGCAGATCTGGCAGTCCTATGGCCCGTCGAATGGCGTGGTGTCGTTGACCGGCATTCGGAACACGCTGCAAGACATGATGGCGTCGGCTGGGATCAGGAATGCCGAACGGTATTTCAACCCGATGAGTCCTGAAATCGAGCAGCAAATGGCAATGCAGGCGCAACAGGCCGCCGCTCAACAGCAGCAACAGACCGACCCGAGCCAGGCCTATATGATGGTCGAGCAGGCCAAGGCTCAGGCCCGTATGCAGACGGATGCCCAACGCGCCCAACTCGACGGCCAGAAGGCGGCGGCTGACCACCAGCGCAAAATGATGGAAATGGCAGCCAAGATGGACCTCGAGCGCGACCGCATGGCCCAGGAACTCGCATTGGACAATGCCGAACTCTTGGCCAAATACGGCATCAAGGCGAACGAACTTGCCATCAAGGCCGAACAGAACGCCCCGCGCAATCCGATGGGGGTGATTGAATGACGCCGGAACAGCGCCAACTGAATGCCGAGCGGCTCCTTGCTGATGACACTTTGCAGGAGGCGCTAAATATGATAAGGCAAAAGGCACTTGGGGTATTCACTTACCCCAATTCATCGCAAGATGACATCATGGAAGCGCATCGGATGGTTCGAGCGCTGGATGCCTTCGAAACTCAACTTGTATCGTTCGTGATGGACGGCAAGATTTCGGTGCATCGTAAGAAGGAGCAGCACCGTGGCTGACACGACTGCGATCGACGGCAATGACATGGATGATGTTGCCGACAACCTGATCATGGATCAGGAACTACCTGCCGAGGAGCCGGATGCCGACGGTCTTGATGACCAGGCTGAACAACCCGACGACGAAGGCGAGGAGGACGAGGCGGTTGATGAGACCGCTGAAGAGGATGAAGACGACGAAGAAGCCGAGGAGACCGACGAGGAGCCTGCCGAAACGCTCTACACCGTGAAAGTAAACGGTCACGAGCGGCAGGTACCCCTAGACGAGTTACGCCGTGGTTATTCTGGTCAAGAACACATCCAGGAGCAGATGAGAACTGTTGCCGAGGGGCGAAAGCAAATCGAGCAAATGTATCATCAGCTTCAGCAGGAGACGCAGCAAGTGACTGCGCTTCACCAGCAGCTAGAAACAGGGGGCATCCCCGCGCAGCCTAAGCCGCCCAGCCGTGATCTTTTTGAAAAAGACCCGATTGGATATATGGGAGCCAAACTCGAATACGAAACCGATTTGGCGAACTGGCAAGAGAAAACGCAGGAGTTGCAGCAGGTTAGCGCCCGCCAGCAACAGATGCAGCAGCAAGCCTTGGCCTATACACTCCAACAGGAGATGTCCAAATTGCAGCAGGCAATCCCGGAGTTTGGGGACCGTGAAAAGGGTCAACAGCTACGGAACGCCATCCTTGAGACCGGAACAGAATACGGGTTTGCGCCCGAAGAACTGTCCGAGGTCGCCGATAGCCGCGCTGTCCGCGTTCTGCACGACGCCATGAAGTATCGCCAACTGATGGCGGCTCGCGGCGATGTGCAAAGGAAGGTTGATAAAGCCCGCCCAATGGTAAAGCCAGGGGCAAAGCAGTCGGCCAACGCAGGCAAGGCGAAGCAAAAGAAGCAGGCTGAAGGTCGAATGCGATCCACCGGCAGCGTCGATGACGTTGCTAAATTCTTGCTCAGTTAAACCTTTGGAGTAGCCAAAATGGCTGTCAATGCAAATACCAACGAGACCTATGATGTCTCGACCATTCGTGAGGATCTTCAGGACGCGCTGATTTCGATCAGCCCGACTGAAACCCCGTTCATGTCCACCGTTGGGCGTCGTTCGGTGAACAACACCTACTTTGAGTGGCCTGTTGTCACCTTGACCGCACCCAGCACGTCGAACCGCGTTATTGAAGGCGAAGCTGCCCCCGGCAACGACGCGCCGACGAACGCTGTCCGCTTGGCCAACTACACCCAGATCTCCGACAAGGTTGTCGAGGTGTCCGACACCAACGAAGCGGTCAACGGTGCGGGTGATGCCCAGAAAATCGCCAAACAGATCGCCTACAAGCTGCGCGAACTCAAGCGCGACATGGAGCAGATGATCGTCGGGGATAACAATGCTGCCGTCGCTGGTTCGTCCGGCACTGCCCGTGAAACCGCATCGCTCTCGGCGTTCCTGACTTCGAACGTAGATCGCGGTGTTGGCGGCGCAAACGGCACCCTCTCCGGCACAACCGCTGGCTATCCCAACGCTGCGGCCACTGACGGCACCCTGCGGGCGCTGACAGAGACCATGCTCAAGGACGTCATCGCGTCCTGCTGGGACAACGGCGCAGAGCCGTCCATCGTCCTCTGTGGCTCTGGTGTGAAGCAGAAGATCTCATCTACCTTCACCGGCTCGGCAACCCGCTACCGGGACATCTCGGACAAGAAGGTTGTCGCCTCGATTGACGTCTACGTCAGCGACTTTGGCGACCTTCAGATCGTTCCGTCGAGGTTCATCCGCTCGCGTGACGTTTTCGTACTTGATCCCAGCTATGCCCGGATCGCCTACCTGCAAACGACCAAGCAGAAGCCTCTGGCCCGAACCGGCCACGCCGAGCGCCGCCTGATTTCGGCGGAATATGGTTTGCAGGTTGACACTGAGGCCGCGCACGGCGTCATCGCAGATATCGATCCTGCATTGTAAGAGTCTCTGGTCAATCAACCAGTTGGGGGGGGGCGGCTTCGGTCGCCCTTTTCCTTTGCCGTGATGATCGTTTTGCGAAACGGCGCAACACTTTCCTTGAGCCGTGTTTTGGGCTATGGTTGCCCCAAATTGCCTGATCGGGGAAGTCCCATGAAAATCAAACTCACGACTGACATCGGCATCTGGATCGACGGCGTTCCTCGTCCGGTGGGGTATGTTTGCACCTTGGACGACGATGTTGCCAAGACCATCATTGCCAATGGCCACGCTGAACAGGTCAAGGTTGGACGGAGGCCGAAGAATGAAGGATGATTTCAGCATCAGCGAGAAGTTCGATCTGATTGACGGCAAGATCCACATTGGCCGCACTCAAGACGTCACATCTCTGATTGAGTTGAACAAGCACGAGGCTGAAGCGGCTCCTTCTATGTTTGGCCAGGCTCGGGTTCGGAAGATCGGGAGCATCCCGTTTGTCGTGGCCGAAACTTGGTCAAGGGAGTGCGGAGCGGCTATCGGGACAAAGGAGTTTGCGCTATACTGCAAGCGCAAGCTGATGGACGGCGATTTCGCCAAGTTTCGGATCAAGGACGCCTGATCAATGGCTGATGAACTGCACACCCCCAATCATCGCTGGTATCAGCCACGGAACCACATTCCGCTGGCCAAGGAAGATTTCAGCAAGCAGTGGATTTACGACAGCGGCATCCAGCAGATTGACGCCTGGATTGCGTCTCAGCCTTGGGGTGACAGTGACGCCTACGCCATAGGCGGCTTCAGCCCAGCCCTCGTATTTGACTTTGACGATGAGTTCTACCGCACCGCCGGCAGCACCTCGACGTTTGAAGACAGCATCACCCATGCCCGCGCAAGCAATGCAACGATGACCGATAGCGATGGGCTGCTGAAGTGGGCACCGC